CGTTCATCTCCTGCACCATACTGTTGCTTTCTTCGATCCACGCCGCCAAAGAGCGAAAATTGAGAGAAAGCCAGTATGGAACAGGAGTGTTATAATTGCGCGACAGCGTCATGCACTGCCGCCGGAGCCATGACCCGCCGTCGCCGGTTACTGCTCCGTGCTCAGCAAAAAAGAACGGGCCGCACTCCGAATGCGGTTGTAGTCAGAAATCGGCAGGGCGCGGAGCAGGTCCTGCCCGACAGGGGGCGTGCAGGCTTTTGCAGCCATACGCACCAGATACTCGCCAGAAAACGTAGGACTGACGATGAACTTACCCATTGCCTGCAGCTCTGCTTCGATGGCAAGGGAATCTTCACCGGTGAGAGCGTCCCAGTTGAATGTCAGCTCCGTATAGCTCTGGCCGTCGTACTCAAAGGGCTTCTTGAACTTGAGGGTATATGCTGCAGGGGTTTCTTCCTTCACAGAAAAAATGTCACTCATGGGGATTCTCCTTTCAGAATTTCAAAAAACCTCCCCGGTACGCACTGTACCGGGGAGCAATCAGATGTTTACTTGCCAAGCGCCTTGCGCACGTCGGCCAGATAATCGACGCCATTGATGATGCAGATAGAGTTCATGGGGTCGATCTCGCGGATCTTCTGGCCATCCACATAGGTGGCCCAATAGCGCACGGCGTATTCGCCGGATGCGTCGGCAGCGGATGCGGGAGCGAGCGTGCCGCCGCCGTCCTTCTTGGGCAGCACCACAAGCACATGCTTGACGCTCTGCGCCGCGATCTTACCCGCAACGGGGTCCTCGACCTGATTGGCAACGCGGATGTCGAGGTTGTGGCGTCGAGGCTCGGACAGCTTCAGCGCAGCGGTGGTAGTCGTGCGGAAGTTGATTGTGCAGGTCATGGCCTCGAAGTGGCCGGGAATGATGGCCTCGATGTTACCAGCGATGCCCGCTCCGGAAATCTGCTGAGACAGTGCGGTCAGATCAGGCAGCTGCACAGAGGCGATGCCCATGAATTCCGTCTTGTCTTCATAGACCGCGAAGTTGATAACGGTTTCCTGAATCTTCATGTGGTTATCCTCCTCTCTTACAGCTGCATGGCCGCAGTCACGTAGCTGGAATCGTACTCAAGGGTGACATCAATCTCCTGCGCCGGGCTGGGCGAAGCGATGTAGATATGCACCTTGATGATGCCGGCGAGGAGGTTTTCAACCGTATTCTCGTCGGCAGGAGCTTCGACGCGAGCGCCGTACAGATACCCGGCGCCAACCAGCCCATTGAGCCAGATGTTGGCAGCGTCGACAACCGTGTCAATCAGGCGGCGCGTAACCGGCGCATCCAGATAGGACCAGAAGGTGCGAACCAGCGTATTGCCAACCCAGTCGAACACGCGGGCGCAGGGAATGAAATATTCCTCCGCCGCTTTGCTGGTGGGATAGCAAGCCGTATAGTTGCCCCACACGACCAGATTGCCGAGGATGGCAAGGCCGGTTACGATACCCTGCGCATTCAGCTTGTTCGCCTGCGGCTGCGAGAGCAGCACTTCTGTGCCGTCCTTGAGGACCATTGCGTCGCAGGCCATCGCTTTGCTGGACGGGCTTTCATACGGGCAGCCATCGTTCCCGCTATCCGTCTGTGCCATCACGCCAGCTAGATGGGTGGACATATGGTACTTGTGGCCATCCTTCATCACCATAGGCCAGCAGACGATCTCGTTCTTGTCCGCGAGATTCGTCTGCTTATAAGTGATCGCGTTGTCCAGCGTGGTAGCGCCGGTAGAATCTGCGGCGATGTCTACCAGCGCCTTGGCGTGGAACATCCCATTG